ACCAGAACATGCACTATTATAGTACACATGTTCAGGTAGATATTTCTCTAACCATGACTCGAACGGAGCTGCAAGATTGTTTTCTCCTGTCTCTAAATTGTGATGGCATCCTACTGAAAAACTTGACCCTAATATCCCAATATTCATGTGTATATTTATGTTCGTAGTTTATACGTTGATAAATACTCTTAATTGAATAACTACAGAGAGAATAACATGAACAATATTAGATTTTCAGGTTTTAGCACAAAGAATAAAAATGCTATTAATCATGTCTTAACTGGCAAAGACCTTGTTATTGAAGACTTGATGAACCACATCATGACTCGTAAAGGTGAGCGTATAATGATGCCTACATACGGTAGTATCATCCATGAACTAATATTTGAACCGTTAACTCCTGAAATCAAAGATATTATTGAAGAAGATATTACAGCAATTATCGATGAAGACCCTAGAGTCAACTTAGAAAACATTGATATATCAGATACAGACCATACCATAAACGTAGAACTTACAGTATCAATCGTAAACGAAGATGAACCTGTGATCCTACAAATAGATTTAGAGAGAGAATAACATGAGTCAAGAAAGAGTTGACAATTTATTTGCAAGTGAAAGCTGGACAGCAGTTTATACAGCGTTTACAAATGTAAGTTTAAAAGCATACGACTTTGATACAATCAGAGCCGCATTAGTTGATTACGTTGCAACAACGTACCCAGACAAGTTTAATGACTTTATAGCAAGTTCAGAATTTATTGCAATTTTAGATTTAGTTGCATATCTAGGACATTCATTGTCATTTAGACTTGATATGAACACACGTGAAAACTTCTTAGATACTGCGGAGCGCCGTGAAAGTGTTCTACGTATGGCTAAGACGTTAGGATATAATAAGACACGTCCTACAAACGCACGTGGTTTCTTAAAAATTACAAGTATTACAACAGACCAACCAATTGCAGATAACGAAGGCAACTCTCTAGCTAATCGTACAATCAATTGGAATGACTCTAATAATACCGATTGGTATGAAAACTTTATTGATGTTATCAATGCTGCACTTACTACATCATCAAAAATTCAAGACCCAATGGCAAGTATGGTAGTTGCTGGTGTTGAGAATTATCTTTATGAACTTAATGAAACAGATGCATCACGTGCAGTATCATTCGCTTTTGAAGCTCCAGTAGCTGGTAAGAATAGAAGATTTGAAGCAGTGCGTACTGAATTTACAGATGACAAAATTCTTGAAGCAGAACCAATTGAAACAAAGAAGTTTACAATTGTAAACAGAAATGATAAACTAGGCCCAGCAAGTGATAGAACCGGCTTCTTTGTATATGCAAAGACAGGTACTCTACAGTTTGAAAACTTTTCATATAGTACAAAAATCTCAAATCTTATTGAAACAGTTGCGACTAATAATATTTCGAACACTGATGTTTGGGTACAACGAGTAGATAATACAAACACATATTCATCTAGTGTAACTAAGGTAGATAACGACACAAGAGAAACAGCAATTTATAACTCACTTCGTAACGGTAACGGTGATATCGTAAGCGTAAATACAATCAATAACAATGCGATTGAATTGCATTATGGCGATGGTGTATTTGGTAATGCAGCAAGTGGTAACTATCGCGTTTGGTATCGTGCAGCAGATAATGAAAACTATAGAGTAGATAGAAACGATGTTAAAGAAAAAACAATTTCTATTCCATATACAGGCGCAGACAAAAAGAATTATAGATTAGTTCTTACATTATCATCAACACGTGATTTCTCAGAAAACTTTGCAGCAGAGTCTTATACAAGTGTAAGACGTATTGCACCTCGCTCATATTATGCACAAGATAGAATGGTGAACGCACAAGACTATAATGTTCTGCCACTATCACTTGGTTCAAATATCGTATCAAAAGTAAAATCAGTAAACACAACATATGCAGGTAACTCACGCTACTTTGAAATGGACGATGTAACAGGACATCATTCTAATATTAGTATTACTGGCACAGACGGTTCTGTATATATGGACGATGATGCAGTTACGATGAACTTACGTTTTAATAGACAAAATGGCAATGCTACTGATTTTATTAGAAACGAAATTTCAAAAGCAATCCGTCATCCAAGTTTAGTAAATCTTTTTTATTCTGTAAACAAAACAAACACTGATGCAGTTATTGATTTAACTTTAGCGCCAGAAGCATTTGATATTGATCCGACTGATCCTAAAGTTATTGTGCCTCGTGTTACTATGGTTAATGGTATACGTTCTGGTGACTTTGTTAAACTTGTAGGAGACAGTGAAACAGAATATTGGACACGTATGAATTATAGTGCAACCGCACCAGTATCAAACTTTGACAACTTTGAAGTTACAGACATTATACCAGAACTATCTGGTCAGATAGAAGCTATTGTTAGAGGTTATAGAACACGTTTTGAAGATACAGAAATTGCAAGTATTAAATCTCAAAAGATTGAAGACCTTTCAGTGTCATCATTTATTATCAAATATGTATTTGATGGAGTAAAGTGGGGTTGGAAAGTACATGATGAGGTAACTACACTCGTTCCGGGAACAGATGTATTTTTAGAACTGAAATATAATCCAGGTATCAGAGATAATGAAGCTGAATATTCAGTAAGTTTCACTGGTAAAAGTATTGTATTTGAAAGTAACGACCAAGTTAAATTCTATTATGGTAATAATGAAATGGTGGTTGACAATGAAACTAATTTAGCAGAACGTGATCAGCTTCTAATTAACTATTATGATGTGCAAGCTGATTCAGTTGCAGTAGAAAATGTGCAACAAGATATCGTTACAATCGGACACGCGCCAATTACTAACTATATACAAGATGGCAACGGGGCAACATTTGATGCGGTATATCAGTACACTGGCGCAAATGAGACTTTAGAATTTATCAACGGACACCCAGGACAAATTGTACATAGAAGTACACAGCATTATTTGGTATCTCCATTGGGCATTGAATATCCGGTAACTCCTGAATTAGATATAAATGGTGATGTACCAATAATCGGAGAAGATCCGCAGTATGTAATCTCATTTGATATCGGAGATACGTCTGGGTTTGTCGGTGAATCTAGTGTAGTAGAAAATGATGTAGATGTTGTAGAAAGTGATGAGTATGTTTACCCTGCACTAGCAGTTAATGTCGAAACGTCAGATGCTGCAAATGTTGCATCAACGTCCTCTACTGTAACATTGAGTTCAGCAGATTTGCTTGATACTGGATTTAAAGGAACTCCTAGCTCATCATATTTTTCAGATGCAAGTGACAGTTCAAACTTTATTTGGGTAGACCAAAACGAGCTTCCAGAAAGTGAAACAATTGACACTGCATCGCATCCAATGATTGGGGTACAGACTGAGTATTTTACCACAATCAACGGTAACATGTATGATTTTGAATTCCCAAGAAATGATGGTTGGGGCATTGACTTAAATGATAATGACGTTAAGTGGAAACAATTAGCGTATGGTAAAATCGTTTTTAATTCTACTACAGTATTAACAGAAGAAGGTATATTAATTCAGATGCCAAATGGTACATTTGTTTCTAGAAATCATTGGGATCTAGAAGTAGATGCATCAACATATACAATTACATTCTGGACATTTGATCCTGGTGAAGGTACACTACTTGATGTGAGTATTGCAGGAGTGGGTATCGCAGACCTATCAATATTCACAGTTAAAGTTGAAGCCGCAGTTGATGTTACATATAGAACTAATGTAAAAGTACAATCATACAAAGATGTACAAAGTTACGTATATGATAAATTTATTACCGATGCAGGCTATACAGATTATTCGAAGGTTAAAGTGATACATATGGACTCAGAAAAGGACCCACATGGTATTCTTAACGTGTTCGATGGCGAAGTCGCATCTTACATTATACTTGAAGATTATACACAAGATGGTGTTGTTTACGAAAAAGTATCAAGCCGTGCTATTGCAGCAAATGACACTGAAGCACTTCCGTCTACGGCTATTATTTGGTATAACCCAGAAACAAATGTTTGGAAGCGTAAGATTTCAGGTATATGGACTACTAGTTTTGAATATGGAATAGTTAATGAAGATGGGACTGAAATCGATTATAACGATGTTCATTATCGTGTAGTTATGGGCCGTAGTTATGTCGAAGATACGTTTATGAGTTTCCGTTGGGATCATTATGCCGATGTAGAAAAACGTATAGATCCAAGTACAAGTAATATTATTGACATGTATGTTCTTACATCAGATTACGTTAGAAATATTAACGAGTGGATTGCAAATGGATTCAGTGATGTTATCCCAGCATCTCCTAATAATTTTGAACTTCGCAAGGTTATGGAATCAATAGAAGACAAAGCAGCAATTGGTGACCATGTAAGTTATATTCCAGTTAAGTTCAAAATGTTATTTGGTGATTATGCAGATGCAGAGAATCAAGCAGTGTTTAAAGTTATTGCTAAACGCGGAACCGCTTATACTAACAGTGAAATCAAAAGTGTGGTTGCTAAAAAAGTCAATGAATATTTTAACTTAGACAATTGGGACTTTGGGGATCAATTCTATTTCTCAGAATTAGCAGCATATCTACACCAAGAACTTTCAGATTACATTTCAAGTGTTGTGATTACTCCAAAATATTCAGGAAACGATTTCAAGAACTTGCTAAGTATTAATTGTGAACCGCATGAGATTTTCTTGAGCGTAGTAACATCAAAAGATGTAAAAATAATTTCATCAATCGCAGACAATGAATTAACAGGTGAATAATAATGGCGAATAAAATATATAACTTTCTCCCAGCACACTTACGCAATAGTGAACTAGAAAGTATCTTTGATGCTACACTAGAACGTGCGTTTTCTAAAGGATCGATGCAAAAAGAAAAAGCATTCCTTGGTAGAAAAGAGAAAGGTATTTATAGTGACAAAGATGTTTATATGTCATTCCCTGAACATTTGTTTCAGCGTGACAATTACGGACTAGAACCTGTATTCTCAAATACTAATATAAATGACAATGTGTACTATGATGACTTGCTGAATGCAATGTTTAATAAAGGCATGCTGACAAACGACCATAGAAGATTGTTTAAGTCAAAATCTTTTACAGTGAATTTACCGATTGATGCAGACAAGTTTGCAAACTGGAGTTTATATTATTGGGTAAGTCCTGGGTTTTTTACAGACGGAACACAAGATAGTATACATAAACATTATGTTACAATTGATAAAGCGGCAACCAGTAACTGGTGGAGTGATAACAATGCGTGGTATCACTATGATGATATTCGTGAGTTTATCACAAGTGAGAATAAACAATATATCGAACAGGCAAAACGCCCTATTATTGAATTCGGTGCTAACGTTGAATTAGCAAATGGTGTAACAGATGACGTATGGGTTGCACCAAAATTTGTAGCAGATGATGGAAACAATTATAGTATTTTCGAATATGTCACTAGTGACTTACACCCACTTGATATTGAACTTGGTCTTAATGCAAAATTAAAAGCAGGTGATTATAACAGTGAATTTAATTTTAGAATTGACTTGCCGGTTGGTGTAAACTATTCTAAGCCTATGTATGTAGAATGTGAATTTAATTACAGAAATCTAAGACATGAAGTTGGTACCGGATCTGTGGAACGAGTAGAGCTTACACAAGCGCCGATGAGTGAAAACGATATTGATGTGTATGTAGATGGCATTAAACAACTTGGTAACTATACCTATTCAAACAGTGCAATTGAATTTGATAATGCAGTTGAAGGGTATGTGTATATTGATTATGCTACAGAGGATAATGTTGTAGTAGATGGTGACTTTGTGTGGCAACGTGTTGACCCATCGATTGAGTATAACACAGATAATGAATATCACAATCTTAAAGAGATGACGTATTCAACAGTTTACGAACATATGATTAGACTGATTGAAACAACGGATGGGTTAACTGGCGAAGCTAATGGCGTAAACAACTTTAGACATATTGGCGATAATACTGATAAGACACGCTTCAATAATTTGGGCAGTGTGTTAGTTCGTAATTCTGTTGATATTAAGAAAGCATACTTTGCAGTAACACGCGATGATTATGATCCAGTTAAGTCTGTTGAATTCTTGTCATCGGCATATAGCAATTATAAAAATAAATTAGTAACAGTTGTAAGAGGTATACTAGAAGACACTAGTAGTGATACGAAAACAACTACTGAAATTTTAGAACAAGCGATCAAAGAAATCTCATTAGCAAAGCGTTCAAGTATTAGTGTATTTGACGGAACTAATATGATTAATTTTGGCGATGCACTAAGTCACTATACATTAGGTGATATTAATATTGTTGTTGGGTCTCGCTTTCAGCCGATACCAGATGATATGATTGCAGATGTTATTGATACAGAAAAACTTTCTGTGTATCTTAATGGCGTTCTACAAAAGAATATCACAGATTATGAACTTCAAGGCAGTGAAATTGTTTTTGTTGAATATACAGCACAAACAGATGATGAGATACAGATAAGATATTTTGAAAAAATCTCTGAAACATTTATTCCTCCTAGTTCAACTAAGTTGGATATCAATGCATTATATGTTCCAAGACGTGTAACTGACATCGAATACATCCCGACAACTGAAATGATTATAGGACATGATGGTTCTGTAACACCAGCGTGGGGCGATAGAACAGATGATATTCTACTAGAATTCGAAACTCTTGTATATAATAGAATTGCATCTTCTACATCAGACGATGCGATTAAGCATTTCGACTACGGTATATACCGTGATGCAACAATTGAATATTCAATTGCAGAGAAAAAATATATACAGTATCCATTCTTTAAGAAGTGGATGATTAGAAATAATATCGATAATCTATATAATGATACATTCGACCCAGACAACTGGAAGACATGGAACTATCGTTCTATCAACGATCAATCACCTGGACATTGGCGCGGCATTTTACAATATGTATATGGCACAGACAACCCAGTAGTTGAACCGTGGGTAACAGTTGGTCTATCACAGAAACCAGATAATTTTGATGTACATGGCACTAATTATACACAGATTTCTTTTTGGGAAAATCTAAAAGCCGCATACGACAAAGACTGGCCAGTACCAGTAGATAGCTACGGACAAATTGCTACTATGAACGATTTGTTTTTTGGTGGCGCAATTACAACAGCAGAAATTTCAACTATGGATCAAGACTGGGAATTCGGAGACGGATCTCCTGTTGAAATGGCATGGAGACGTAGTAGTGAATATGCTTTTGTAGAATTCTTACTAATGATTTTGACTAAGCCGTTTGAAGTATTGGATACCTATGCGACACAAGTAGATAATATAATTTCATATTATCATGTACGTGAAGGGTTTAGTACATCTGCTATCACAGCACAGCGTGAACAATATGAATTTAAATTAGGTTCAAAGCTAGGTGGGTTCGTTAATAACTTTAAACTATCATCTGAAAATTCAAGTTTATCTAATAGTCTCTATACCGACATTCCTAGTGACAATTACGACTTATTTGTACACGCAGGTGAACCTAATCGTTCAGAAAGTTTTTCTGCAATCGTAATCGAAAAAGTTTCCACAGATGTAGCGTACCCAACATATGATATGAACGATACTGCAACTTATAATGCAGGTGATATTGTATTGAATCCATATGATCACAAATATTACAAACGTAAAACAACTGGTGAGAGTGCTAAAGAAACAGCAAACTCAATTAAATTTGATTATACAATGTGGACACTGATATCACAACCCAAGATACGTGAGTTTGGATATCGTATTCACGGTTATGATGATTACAATCCTATGTTCTTTACTTTAGATTGGGATAAAACAAGTAAGAAAAAAGTATGGTCAACAGACGGCGACCAAGCTAATATCAATGTTTGGTCAAGTGGCGAATACTACAGACAAGATAGTTATACAGTTTACAATAACAAGCCATATGTTTCGCTAGTTAATCATACAGCTAGTTCACTATTTGATGACGATATTAAAAACTGGAAGCTACTCCCAGAATGGCCTAGAGTAAACAAAGTAGAAGCTAATGGATACAGTGAAACTCTACTAGATCAAATCAAATCATATAACTATGGTGATATTCTTAATACACGTGATGAAGTAGCACAGTTAATGGTTGGGTATCAATCATACCTTAAAGCAATCGGCTGGGACTTTACTGACGTAGATGAAGACAATCGTGTTGTTGACTTTGAAAGATTGTTAGAGAAATTCTTAGACTGGAGTGCAGAAGTACATCAGCCAGGAGACTTCATTACATTAACTCCGATACTACTAAGTGGATCATTTGAAGCTCCTTACGGCGTTGCAACTATAGGCAGAGAAACAAATAAAAACTATTATCGTGTAGTAGATGAAAATGGCAGACAACTACCAGACACAGAGATTACATTTAACTCAGACGGTTCAAAAATTACTTGGGAAAGTACGACTCCAGTTTACGGTATTAAACTTGATGTAGCCGATATCGAACAAGCATTTGTTGTTGATAGAGTAGACAGTTACGGTGACGTAATTTATGATCCATTCTCACACAACAGAAACCTTCGTATGATTGTAGATTGTAACAGAACAACAGATTGGGACGGTACACTTGCAGCGGATGGTTACATTGTGTATGAGAACGAACTTGTTCCTAACTTAGAAACAATGGTTAGCGAGACACGTTACTATAGAGATACAATCGTAGACCAAAGTCTAAAGAATATAAACAACTTAAAATCAAATCAGATCGGATACTCGCCGAGAACTTATCTCACCAATCATGGCGTAGAGCGTGAGTCTCAGTTAGAATTCTACAGAGGCTTCATAGCTAATAAGTCAACAGTTTCAAGTATCAATAAAATTATAAATTTCAATTCTAACTTTGAAGATTTGAAACATCGTGATATGTGGGCTATTAAGATTGCTGATTATGGTAAACTTGATAACAATCTATCAGTTTCTTCTACAATCAATACAGTTGATATTGTAAGTGACCCACATGTTGTTCACTTTAATATGGATAACAAAATTCCAACAGTTGAGTTTGGTAAACGTGTATCAATCAAAACTGCTGGTTACGTTGACCCATCAGATGTTAATTATGTTGTTCAAGATTCAGACACTCTAGTAACTTCTACACTTCCATATTATGAGGGCGATCTTGCATGGGTAAGATTTGACTCAGAACGTGACTGGGATGTTAAGAGATTAAGTGAAGTTGCTGAAATTAACTTTATTAGTGAAACATCAGATGGTCAATTGAAAATTTCACTAACAAATGAAGTTAATACAAGCGAAACAGTTTATCTTAAAATCATTAACGGTAACGTAGACCCAGAAATTCAAGGCAACTATTATCTTGTGAGTGATGGAACACGTGTGTCCAATGGTATTACAATTTATGAATACTTAGTGTTTGACCAAACATACGAACCTCTTATTGTTGAGATTGACACAACAACTGACAACTCAGTTTATATACCAACATCAGGTTCAATCGGAGTTGAAGCAATTGGTTATGTTTCTAATCCTACTATTCTTTCGGGTGACACTCTTGTTATCGATGGTGAAATATTTACATATGTGCCAGGATCAGGTAGTACAAGTGCAGGTATATCGATAGGTGGAAATACTGCAACCGCAGACCCAATCGTAAGTGAAGGCGAACAAGTTCGCATCGTTGTATATGGTGATGACGGTCTAATTGCAAATACAAATACACTTGTAACATTTAGCGGAACCAATGCAACAGCAACACAGACGGTAGCGAGTTTAGCGGGTGATAAGATTGATATCAATGGTGAGACGGTTACTATCGACTACAGTGCTTCGCAAAGTATACGTGCAGAAAGTACAGCTACGAGTACTACAGATATAGATACAGGCAAAGAATTAGATATATCATCTAATGGAAATAATGACACAGTTACGGTTAGAGATATACAAGTTTTTGGCTCAATTGCAAATCCTACAATCACAGAAACAAAGCAAATTAGAATTAATGGTGTAACAGTCAACTTTGACGTTCCTTCAACTCCAGCAGATGAAACTGAAACGTTCTCTGCTATCGCAGCACAAACAGATTTTACTATTACCCAACAAACACTTTCTCCTACTACTTGGAGTGTAGCATCAGTAACAGTAGATAGTGTAGCAACTACAGACTTTACAGTAGTTGGACAAGTAGTTACAATTAATACACCTGCAATGGCGGGCAGTGAAAGTGTAGAAATCACACTAGCGCATAATGCAGTTGTACTTGATGCACAAAATATTATCGATGAAATCAATTCCAGTGGCGCACCAGTAACAGCTACAATTAACAGTTTTTCTTTTGTCGTAGTTACTAGTTCTACAGCACAACTTACGATGACAGGTAACGCATTACTTGATATTGGCTTTGGCTCTAGTTCTATTATTAAGAGCAAACTTGCAAATATAGCAGATGACTTAAATTCAATAACATACTTAGATTCCTATGTATCGGGGGATATATTAATTATCGAAACAGATGCGGATGAACTTACATTGTCAGGATCAGCATTCAATGACTTAGGGTTCCCATCAAATACATACGAAACTAATTCTAATCCAACCGCATCTAGTGTTGCACAACAAATAAATTCACTTAACATTCCTAACATCACGGCATCAGTTGTAGTTGGAAAGTTAAAGATTTCTTCTAGTGCATCTAACATTCTTATTGAAGAAAATTCTTCTACTCCTGGATCAATGTTGCGACTTGGTTTTGTACAAACATCAGTAGAAGTAGATTCTATTGATAGCATTATTACAGATTTGAATACAGCACTAAGTGGCTTACCAGGAACAATAGCACAAAAATTTGATAGACGTGTTTTAATCACAAGTGATGAGAGTAGTGTCGTTCTAAGTGATATTACTGGCAATGCTTGGAATGATTTGGGAATAGCAGTTGGAACTTATAGTAATACGAATACATTAAGTTCCAGTGCAGCAGAGTTTAAAGAGCAAATTAACGATGCGTCAGATAATGTTACGGTTAATATTTCAAGTGACGGCAGAATGATTTTCACAAGTGAAAATAATACAATGACATTCTCTGGCACAACCCAAACAATGCTTGATAAAATTGGACTATCAAACGAATATACGAGTGTTACTAGTAACGCAGATTTCAAAGTTATGCGTTGGAAATCTGTTCGCTTTACTCCTAGATTTAATGGTGATGATTTTGATGAGTTCTACGCAGAACTTGGATTAAACGATGCAAGTTTAATTTGGACAGATGAATATTTAAATTTGGGCTGGGCAGTGCTAAAGCGAGATGAATATGGTGCATTAAACATTCTAAACAGACGTTCTAAGCCAGTAAACACTGATTATGTAAATCGTATAGTTGCAAAATCTGGCGACGAATTCTATGATTATCAATTGTTTGATCCGATCAACTTTAAGATTGCAGGTTCAATTGCTAAAGATATAGATTATGTAGATTGGAATGATCCTGCAAAATATGATGTTACTTTGAACAGTGATTTGTGGTTATCACAATCATTAGGTAAAATCTGGTGGGATACTAATCTAACACGTTATTATAGATATGATGACTATGGTGATGCAAATGGCAATATCGATATTAATTATGCAAAACGTTTCTGGGGCAAGATCGTTCCGGGCTCAGAAGTAGTAGTGAAGCAGTGGGTAACAAGTGAAAAACTTCCAGACGGAGTTTCACAATTTAATACAGAAACATATTTTGATAGTATCAAAAACAAAACTGTAACAAAGTATTATTACTGGATTGCAACTGGTGATGAAGCAAGATATACAAAAGAGTTTTCAGTTGAAGAAATCTCAATGATGATTGCCTCACCGACAACTGTAAACAAATTCTTCCCAGTTGATGGTGATACAGTTATCGTTTCTAATAATGCAAATATACTAACATCAGATACAATTACGTATTCAATCGAATACAATATAGACAATAATAGAGAAACACACCACACTGATTGGGAACTAGTTTCACGCAAATCAAGTGCGCCAATGGAAGATGTATTCTTACAAGACCTTAAGAATTCCATTGCGAATAGTGAAATTTCTCACTACGAACAGTTTGAAGTATCAGC